CGCCCGCGCCATATTGCCAATTCCCCTTAAAACGCCCCGTGTCAACGGGGGACTTTGCCACAATAGCAGACCCAAGCGCCAAAGCGGACGCCCGTATATAAACGTCCTCTTTACCGGCCGCCCGTTTCATCATCGCCGCGAAATCAGATTTGAATCCCATTTTAAGCCTTTCGAACTTGTAGCTTAGAAATAACCGTGATACCCGCAGGCGCTACGGCTTCGGACGTGACCACCGTATACGTGTCGGTCGCTGTAATCAGTAAAGAATCTACGCTAGGAACCGCCGCCGATTCGATAATCACACGGCTATCCCCTTGTTTTATTTTCGTGCCGTCAATGTCCTTGGTTTGGTACTTGAATAGCGCCGCATACAGCCCGGTTTGTTCCGTCGTGGTTTCCGGTGCGGTTCCCGTGTCGGGGTCATACGTTCCCGCCGTAACCGTGCGAATCGTGACGACCTGGCCAAATTCTTTCAGCAAGGCTTTTGCTTCGGCGGCGGTCTCAGTATAAAAACTCATGTTCTCACTACCTTGTGGCAGTAACCGCCCTTACCCGTCGTTAGGTAAGGGCGCAACATCGCATCGACGGCGCGATACTGTACGACTTGGCTGGAAAACTCCGAGTATTCGACCTCGATCACATCGACCTTAGTCCGAGTCTTTGCGCGCCCTATATCGGGGGCTAGCTCGGTTGTAGTCGACTTCAAGGCCAGCTCCGCGCAAGCGTTCGCGATTGCATCGGGGACGGCATCCGTTTCTAGGTCTCCGTAACCGTCAAGCCATCGCGAGCCGTACTCGCCCGTCATATAATCTGTGGCTTTGCGCAAGCTTTGCTCTTTCACCGGCGTGGTAAGCGCTGCCCACGCCGCGTTACCGCGGTTCGCGTGGTATGTGTCGGCATCGGCCACACTTGCGTATGACTCTGCGCCGGTAGCGGGGGCAACAATTAAAGCCACGATTAAACCTCTTTGAAGATTTTATGCTTGAGCATGCGCACCGCTTCATGGCGCATCGTTTTAAACGTTTCGCCTTTCTTAACCTCGCGGCCTCGGTACGTCGTTGGCTTCATAACTTCGACCGTAATTTCGCCGTCGCTCGTAGTGCCAAACGTGATTAACGACGCGTGAGGCTTGAAGGGTTTTAATTTTTCGGCCTTGTCGTATTTCGGCCACACTTTAGCCAAGGAATCGCTCATTACGCGGACTCCCGTGTGGATATCGCGCGCGATTTTTACCGCCTCGTCAACGTAGCCCGGTTCGCCGTCGTAAGCGTCCATGCCCGCCAAGATGACCAACTTCGCGCCCATCACATATGCAACCCAAGCCGCGATCATGCCGCTAAGCACGTCGCGCGGTTCTTGCGGGTAGTTCGCTAGCTGGTAGTCAGCAAACCCGCGTTTACTGATAATCGGCGCGTCAGTGCGAGCGCGGATAAACGCGTCCATCGGTTCTTGCGTCTTGGAGTTAATCTCGTCCATGCAGAAAACGTAGTCAGGTGCTTGAATGATCGTGCCGTGAGCGTTCGTGCTGATGTAGATGTCCGCCTTGATGTTCTTCAAGTCTTCGGCCAGTGAATCGGCGCCGCCCATAATACAGATGGTTTTGCCCTTGTGAGCCAAGACTAGATCGTTAAAACTTTTCATGGTATCGCCTTAACTAAAATATGTTTTCGTTTGATCATTTGAAATTCTGCCGAACGAAAAACGGCTAGAATTTTCGCTTCCCACACTTCTGGAGGAAATACGCTTAAATGAAGCGGCCCCGCGTGCGTGAATGTGTTGTCGTGAAATAGCGCGATCTGAAAATAAACAGTTTTATTCGTTCTCCACGCTATTTCCTGTAAAACTTGGTCTACATGCTCAGGCGGGATGTGCTCCATGACATCGCAGCAAATGCCGTAATCGGTTGCGCCTAGCGTTTCGGGCAAGTCCCATAAACACGCCTCAATAACTGGTAGCGCTCCGGTGTAGGCGTTCGAGGCTATGTCTACCATTCGCACGTCGTACCCGAGCGCGTGCAGTCGGTCGGCCGCTTGTCCGCTACCGCTGCCCCAGTCCGTGAACTGAGCGCCTTGTTCCGGCCGCATCCATTCGAGGGCGTGGTCTAAGTGGCGTAATCCAGGAGACACCACGCGGTACTGCGGGTCTTTCCACACTTGCAGATACTTAGCGCGTTCAGTTTCAATTGTGTTCATGTGATCGAGGGCGAGCCGTTAAGCCCGCCCTCTGTCCGGTTAGATGTTAGCTAAGACCATGACGCCCGCAGTATGCTTGATACTCGTAGCGATCTTGTCCCAGTTGGAACCGGTCGCGAGTTCGGCGTCGGTTGGAGACTTGCCGCCGTTGGCTGTGTCCCATTGGTAGCCCTTCAAAGCAATACCAAAATCGTAATCCGCTTGGAAGGTTGTCTCGATACGGTTTTTGCCGTTCGTCGTCTCGATGTTCGTGATTAAAGCCGAACCGTCGTAAACCGTACCTGCACCGGATACCAAGCCCAATACTTTTTGATCCGCGCCTGTGCCCGTTTCGCGTAACGCTGGGGCGTCCGTGACCACAATCGGACGACCGAGAACATTAACGACTGTAACGCCGTTCGCTTGGAATAACTGAGGCGTGTTAGTTAAATTCGCGTCGATCAAGTTGTGGTACGCAACGCCGTCCATCACGTCGCACACGATAGCGCTTGAACTGTCGCCGAACTTAGCGTGAGCAAAGTTAATATCGTTGTAGGAAATTGGACCGGTTCCCGAATCGTACACGGTAGCCGAACCTTGCGCTTCGATAGCCGCCGCGAGGGACGCGATCAACGCGTTTAGCTGATCTTTCATAATTGCTTCGGCGAGATTACGGGAAATCGACTCCAACGCCGCCGCTGGGTTTGCTTGCACCCATGACAGTTGACCTGGTTCCCATGCAATTGGACCGAAGCCGCCCGCAACCTTAACGCCGATGTTTTGCAGCTGCGCCAAGTTCGTAGCGGACTGCGCAGCGTTAGACGCGTAGCGGTCCACACGGCGTTGTGCCGCGTGCAGAGACGAAAAGAAATTTTCAAAACGATAGTCTCCTTCGAAACCTTGAGTCGTCAACACCATTGCGCCATTAGACGCCGCGTTAAATTTATCGACCATCTGCGCAAGCGTTTCAATCGTGACTGTTTGCAGCTGCGCGTTAAATACCTTCATGTTTGATAGAGACATGATGTTTCCTTATTCAATTTTATCTAAATTTGCTTGTATGGCCGCGATACGCTCAGCTTTAGTTCCGCCCAGGTTCCCCGATTGAGGTTTCCCTTGCGAACCGCCGCCGCCCGAACCGCCGCCGCTGTTTTGGGGCGCTGCTACGAAGTGTTTTCCCTCGTCGCCGGTCGCCCACTCTTTTACAAAATCTTTTAAAGCTTTATCGCCGACCTTTACGACGCGGTTTTCACCGTCCGCTACGATCTGCACCTGCCCACCTAACATAGACTTAGCTGCCTTCAAGTGTACTGGATTCGTCACGCCTGCCGTGGCTAGCGCTTCGTTCAATCCGTTATCAACTAACAAGCGAGTCGTGAAGCCTTCCGCGGACTCTAACTGTTTCCGAATCGTTGCCGCTTCGGTCGTCGCTGTCTTAGCGGTTTTTTCCAGGTTCGTAATTTGGCCTTTCAGGGTTTCGATTTGCGCGTCGCGGTCTTCGATTTCCTTCGGGTCAATGGTGCGACCTTTGCGTGCTTCTTTAACCTCGGCTAACAGCTCGCGATTCTTTGCGTCTAGTCGTGCCGTTGCTTCGTCGATCTGTGCTTGAATTGCGGCTTTCCCCTCGGGGGAATCTATAAGATACATGGTTTGACCTCTGGTCTGGGTTGCGAGGCGCGGCCTCGGAATCGTTAGGGCGCAGCCCTATTTCACGCGATTATAGAACGGGTTTCTCACGTGCGCTAGTAAATTTTTATTTAACGCCTGAAAAATTAGAGTGGCTCTTCTAATTTTCTTATTGACGGCTTCGTTAGTAAGGCGCATAGTTCTACACATGGACGCAGCAATTGAGCCGCGACAAACCGGAGAAAATAAAATGCCTACATTAAGCGATTGCCTGGAAATCCTCAGCAAAGCCACCCACGGTGATGTTTACGATCATGAGTATAACGGCGGTTGCTGGATGTTTAAGGCGGTCGAAACGCAAGAGTCTATCGTTGATTTTGAGCAAGCCGTGTCAAAGTATGCGGATTGTTGCGCCATGATCTCCGGCACTCTAGCTGGGTTCTCCTTTGTAACCTGGCGTCAAGTACAAGTGCGCAAGGGAGACCCGCGTCGGGCTTTAAGCGTTATCGACTTCGGTATGTGCCGATTCGCAATTGATGCCGATTTGACAGAGTATGCATGACGAAGCGCCCCGCAAGGGGCTTACAGCCCTGCCCGTTTGAACGCGGCCGCCTCACGTTTTCGCAGTTCCTCAAGCGTCAAATACTCGCCTTTCTGCGAGTACATCGCCGTCATGCTGAGGTTTCCGTCCTTCATAAGCTTAGCGCGCGTTTCCCCCAACACATCGACTTGTCGCTCGTAGCTCTGTTGCTTAAGCCATGTAGCATAGGATTTTTCCGCAGGCACCTGACCGTCTAAGCTCGCCCGTGTGGTCGATAGGTTCGGGTCGCCTTCGATGTCTAAGCCCATTTCTTTCCACGATTTCAGCACTTGAGTTTGCGCCGACCTGCAGCGCCAATGTGACCGCCCTGGGCCGGATAGCCACGGGTAAGAATGCCCTATCGGTTTATGATCCTTCGGGCTGTACAGGCAATTATCGCGGATTCGACAAATATCGCTCGTGCGTAGGTCTAGCGTAGCCGTCCAGCGTACACCCTTGATAATATCGGCGTTCGCGTCCGCTATTTGATCTTGAGCCACACCGGCCACACTCTGCACGCTCGAACGGACAACCGCCTCGGCGTCACGGCGGGATACCTCAAGAATCCCATCGCTGTAGTTCGCCGCTTTCGTTCCTCTGATCTCGCGGATTATCTGCTCGTTTGTTCGGTTCTCTACGACGCCGTTTAGAATCGTTTGCTGGATGCGCTTCTGCGTTGCGGCGTCAACGTCCGCGAGTGCGTCCTTGAGCAATACGCCCTGAAACGGTCGTGCCGTGGCCGCTGCGTAGACTTGCGAACCCGTAACCGTGCCGACGTTGACAAACGCGGGTAGTGCATCGGCTAGTGTCATCGCTTGGAAGCTCGCCTCGTACTCTGCGAATTTATGTAGGTCTAGTTGTAGCTGTACGTTCGCGGCCTTAAACGTTTCCGTTAAAAGCGCGTTGCTAGAATACAACAGCGATTCTAAGCGCTGCACGCTGAACGAATTAGCGGGCAGTCGTTCAAGGGCGTTTCGTAGTTCGTTTGTAAGGCGTTCGATAGTCGCCACAAGCAACTGAAGAATTTTTCTCGTTGTTGCGTTGCTGAATTTTTCGACGTTGACGGCGTGCCCTATCGCGCGATCCTGTATTTCTTCGTTAGCTGTCGGCATTACGCGCTCACCCCGTTACCTGCGATAGTCGGCGCACTCGTCTCAATGTCCGCTTGCTCCTCCTCGAAGGTCTTACCTGGCGCGACTAGCTCGCCCTGCTGCAAGTTATAGAAAAACGTTTGCTTGCTAACCGCGCCCGACTGCCACGCACCCACCATCGCTGTGAGTTCCTGAGCGCTCAACCGTAACGGCAAGAAGTCGGTATTCAAACGATAACTGATCTCGCCTGATACCCCCATCCATTGCGCAAGGACTGCTAGCGCCTTAGTCATGGTCGCGCTAACTGCGTTTGCATGTGAGGCTAGAACGCTAGTCTCGCCCGCCCGTTTAATCTCAAGGGTTTGCGCCGCTTCTACACCGGATTTTTCAGGCGCAAGCATACGCGCACCGATAGCCGCCATTTGTGCCTCTTTACGATCTAAGAGTTTTTCGAGTGAGCCTAAGCCCTGCCCCGTGAACTCGGTGAACGTGGCTGTAGCCGCCGGATTCGGCGCGGTGAACGCGGTCGAACTGCCCAGCGATATTGCTTCGTCTTGCTTCAAGTCTACGCCCGCAACGAACAGCATAGGCAAGCCCGTAAAATGCGCGCCATGCTCTAAATCGGCGGTGGTGCGGTAGTGACTGAGGTTTAAATCGAATAAATCGAGTAACGGCGGTTTCTTGACCTGGAACTCGCCCTCGTTCATGAAAAACGGAATGAAGCCCATAGGCGCGTTGTTCATGAGGGGGACTAGCGTTTCGGTCAGAACCCACCCGTTCTTTTCGTTCGTTTTCCGGTAAATCTCTTGCGTATAAACGCCTTCGGCTAAACGTAGTGCGCGTATCTGTTCGCTAAAAGTCGTTTCGAACGTACCCTCGACTTCCGTGGTCTCCACCAGCACCACCAGAACGGGGCGCATGACGTTGTTCACCCGCGATACACGCCAATTAATGATCGACTCGGCCTTGTACATCGAAAAATACGGACGTAGGTTCAGCGCTTCGACTTGTGCCACCGTTTCGGCCGGTGCGCTCATGCGCGGATACTCCACAAGAACGCCGACGCGGTTAACGGTCTCTACCTCCGTCAGCATTTCGTTTGCGAACGACTCCGCCGTAACGCCCGTGAGCGTGATGTCCTCAAGCATGGCCGCGACACTTGGCGGCATGACCGTTATCGGTGACTTACGGAACACCAGCCCCGCCATGCCTTCGACCGTGCGCCCCGAGGCGTTGAAAAACGGCGTGCGCTTGACGTAAGCGGCGTACTCTTCGGGCGTTTGGGCAGTGAGCTTAGGTAAGGCGGTTTCGCCCATTTTATGAACTGCTTCTTCGCCCTCAACTACGGCGCGGCACCGCGCCCATCGCTGCAAGGATTTCACATATTCGGGATGCGAGAAGTCGGGTTTGACTGCGTTGCTCATAGCTATTTTCCTAAAATTCGTGTGCGTTGTGCGACTTTGCGATCTATCGGATATTTCTTGTAAATAAAATATCCATTCGCATCGTTCGGGTGATCGTGGCCGGATTTCTTGTCGGGCTCGCCGCTCTTGTCCCATATCTGCTGCTCTAACGCTTCGGTCGTAACCGGCGCTAGGTACGTATTTATTTTAAACCGCCGTTCGCCCTTCGCGTTCAAGATCATGGCGTTGTATGAATTCACACGGTCTTTCACTGCCGGGTTCGAGTAGTTCACATCGACTGTAAAGCCTGCCTGTCTCAAGATCGTTAAGTCCGATTCACTCGCGTTCTTGCTGCTCGTATTCCCGCCTGACGCGTCAGGGTAGATCGTGACGTGGTGCCCTCGGTCAACGTACGCTTCCTTCAGAACGCGCGCCATTTCGGGAGTATCGCGAATTTTCGCCCGTTCCGCAAGTGTTCGGGGTTCCCCATCGCGAATCACGTTAACGCAGGCCGTCATGTTATTGACGTTAAAATCCATGCCTACGTGTAGCGGTTCGCCTGGGTTTATGATTTCGTCGGTGTGGTTAAGCGTTCGACTGAAATTAGGGTAAACGCTCCCGCTCGTTAAGTTCGTGAACTGCCCGTTCAGGTAAGCTTTGATGAGCTCGGGGGGATACGATAGAAGCAAGGACGGTATGTAATCGTCGTGTAAATGCGTTTCGTTGTCATACGTGGAAGCCTGCACAAGGCCATACAACGTGGCTAGCTCGGGTTTATCGCGGATAGCCGTTACGAACTGCTCGTAAACGAATTTGAAGCCCTCAGGCGTCGTTGTGACCATAACCCCGTTCTTCACCCCGTCAACCTTGTAGCGCATGCGGGCGATGATCTTACGCCAAGCTTTCGTGGCCTTCGTTTTCTCTAAAATGTCGATTTCGTCCACAAGGGCGTTACCGATCTTGAAGCCAACGATCGTTTCCGGCTTCGCCATTGACCGACATATCACCGTGCCTCTGTAGCGCCTGCCTTCGTAGACTTCGACCTCGTGATCTGCGATTTTTATCTTCGTTCGCAAACCCATGCGCTCGGCGACTTC